GCAACTTCACGAGCTGCTGACCCTGCCGCTTTCATTGCGACACCGGTAATCTCTGTTGATTTTTTAAGTCCGTCAAAAACTTCAACCATTCTTGCAGACTGATCTATCCCTACGAGCTGCTGTGTTACAAATAATTTTTGATTAGGGTTTAATGTTTCGAATGCTTTAGCCACATCATACAAAATGTCCTTGCCTGACCTTAACTGTCCGTTTGAGTCTTTCTGTGAAACTCCTATTGATGCAAGAGCGTCTGCCACAGGCTTAGAATCATCGATGAGCTTTAATAAGCCGGTTTTTAATGCCCTTGCCGATTCATCCCCAGACCGGAAAACTTCAATAACAGGTGTAATCATGCCAGCAGTTTCTTCAAAGCTAAAGCCCATAGTTTTGGCTATGGGGGATATGCCAGCCATGCCAGCCGCTAATTCCTTAACATTTGTTGCATAGCTATTTGATACTTCATTTAAAATGTCAACGATTCGACCAGCCTCAGATGCAGGAGCTTTAAATCCTTTGAGTACTGATACAAGATATTCACTTGCTTCGGCTGCTTCAAGATCACCTGCAATAACTAGATCGAGACTGTTTTTAGTCAAACTCATTGATTCCTGTAAATCGAACCCTGCCTGTTTAAAGTTTGCCATACTTTGAAGAACAGCTCCGGAACTTTCACCAAATTTTTCTGAAAGTTTCATAGCTTCTTCTTGTGCGCCTTTCATATATATTTTTTCACTATCACCAAGAACTTTATTCAGATCGGCTGTAGCAGATGAAAAGTCTATTGATTTTTTATAAGCATAGAATAAACCACCAATGGCAAGAGCATTTAAAGCAGCATCGAATTTGAGAATATTATCCGCTACCCCTGCCATAGAACCTGATACATTCTTTATAGCTCCGCCGAAATCATCAAGCTCCCTGTAAAGTTTCCGGGTTGTTACAGATAACTCATCTTTACCAGCAAATATGATTGAAACAGTCTTTGATAAATCTGCCATTGCTGAACCTCTTAATTATCCCTTGTGTTTATTTTGCATATCGTTATAAAACATTTCCCACAGTTCAATTTCTGTCAAAGTCAAGAACCCTTCAGGGAATATGTCAGGCCGTGCCTCGTACAAATAACGCCCTCTCAGGTGACACAGCGCAAGGGAGGCTTTTACTCCTTCGTCTCCCCAGAGGGCTGCTGTTTTCCCAATACGTGACCTTGACCTGTCAACTTCACTATCTCATTTGTAATGTCGTAAAATTCAATAGGGAACTTTTCACATAGCTTTATTGCAAGATCTTCGTCAGCAACAGGGTCAACAGATGCCATGATAAGCATATCCATCCTTTTGACGATATCTTCTGGTGTGTCATCACCCATTCCAACCAGTTTCTTGATTGATTCTGCTTTATCCGCTGCTCCGGTTGACATTAAGCCTTCTATTATCGCCCTAACATTTCTGTACTTTGCCGAGGCTTCGTTGGCTTTGCCTAACTCCCTTCCCGTTAATCCTCTTACCTTCCAGACAGGATTTTCACCGTCACCGAAAAAAGCCGTGAGGCGTGGAACTTGTACCAAGCCTTCACGCGCCGTAAACTTAGCCGTTTTAAACGTTTTAATATTAAATGCCATATATTCCACCTTTCCTTTTATGATGCTATGTCTTCAGCGACAGACTCAGCCGATATTGTGCAAGAGGCTTTTATATTGTCACCGGCCGGAAAACTTCTTGTTACTCCGAGTATACCCTGACAAGCGATGTACGGGGTTTTTGTCCTATCGGGATAAAACTTGAACCACAGGTTTTCACCTTTGAGCTGTTCAAACCCTTCATATATGCCTGATTCAAAAAACGCTGTGAAACTGCCCTGTCCGAGGCTTTTAGAAGATGCGCCCACAGTTCCGCCATAAATCTGTGTGGAAGATACGCTATGGCTTTCTTCAGGAGGCACAAAATCAACCGCTTTCGGCACATTGGCAAAGACAGGTTCATAATATTCAGCGTACACGGGCTTAGCTGTAGGGCCTGTGTGGATAAGGGATAAGGCAGTATCAAAGGTAACTCCTGCATAACCAGCAGAACCTGATTCAACTTTTGATCTGTTCTCTACCCATGTTGGATAATCATAACGTTCCGTACTGTCACCGGGGATCTGAAATATTTCATCTGCTGTTACATCCCCAGAAGCGGCTGCTGAAAACTTTACCTGAGCTATTTCTATAGCTCCTACATCGATTAAGGGCGGGCCGCCAGCTGCGTTTCTTGTTTCTGAGAATGACGTACCTGGTGTACCTGCAACGGCTGCTATCGCTCCAAGTGCCGTTACTGTAATTGAGTTGATGATGTGTGTATTCGCTGGTGAACCTCCTGAAGGTCTCGTACAAACAACATCTGCGTCAGCTTCAACGTTTGTAAGTGTCCCGGCAAGATAGCATGTAAGGGCTGCCACGTCCACTTTTTCTGCTGCTGAAGATACTGCCGGGGTTACTGCTCCACCTGTTGCAAGTCCATCTGGTCTTACAGTCGGCGCATAGCCTGAGCGTTTTGACCAGAAATTGTCAGCACTTTTGAAATATGTATGATCCCCACTGTCTGTAAGTGCCGCCATTGATACTTTCGACTGTCCTGCTTCGTACTGCAATCTTGCATTTTCTGCTGTTGGCATGTTGAATCCTCCTGTTATTTATTTTCGTTTAATATTTGTTTCGTCCAACCTGACATTGATTTAACTTTACCTTTCAATATCGGTAATGCCCTTTTCCATGCTTCGTGAAACGTTTCCCATTCATCGCCGCCGTCGCTCCTGCTGCCACAAAGAGGCGCACCGCACACAATGATTTTTTCATATCCAAGATTTAAACCGACCTCAACGCCAAACAGGGTAGAGGAACCACTCACAAAATCAGTGTAACCGGGGTTGACTTTCGGCAATGGCCATATATGTGTAACCATCTCCTTTCCGGTTTCAATGTTGATATGCCCTTTATGGCTATGGCTGGAATAATCAAGGTTAGCTTTATAATTACGCCTTACACACTCATAACCAGGAAAACAATGAGGGTGATATGTCGCCCAATGATGAATATAATCAAGATACATTACTCCTGCTGAGTTGATTGCCATATAATCAGCGTTAAGAGTAACCGACTTCTTGATTTGTGCCAGATCGTCAAACAAACATTGGTCTGATCCCATGACTATTAATGTTTTATTCTGCATTGTATGGATCTCCTTGATTAGTGTCATACTCTATATTTAGTGTAACAGTCGCACCTACTGTTAAATGCCCCTCTTCTGGATAACTGTCAACACCGCAAGAAGTACATGATATTGAATCCGCATAACCGCCTGTTGTAGATGTTACAGGGGTTTCTCCTGTTATGCTGCCTGATATGGTTGCAACGTTGAGATTTGCGCCTACGTCAAGATTCTCTGCCTGGAATTCCTTTGTCAGCCTTCTCAGGGTGATATTTCCCACCACATCTCCTCCGGCCCATGTACCGGATGTGACAGATACGGAAATTACCAGGGCAGTAGCCTTGCTTGTATCGCCTGTTATAGTATCCCCTGCCTTGATCTCATAAGTGCCGCCGGATGTAAAAGGCAATGTCCATTCAATACTTGTTGTGGCTTCTATTATATCGCCAAGAGCTTGTTCAGCTATCACGGAAGCATTATCAGTACCAAATTCAATAATACCTTCTACTTTGACAGGCATAACATGCTTTGATTTGCCGTATTCTGTTTTGATTATTTCTTCAGACATCGGCCACACTACAAGACACGGCAATTCAGAAGGATTAACGTTCTGTCTGCACCGGAAAACATTTGAACCAAGCGGAACGTTATAAAAATTTGCTGTTGTTATCTCTGTAAGTTTTGTAATAATAGATAGTATGATTTTCTCTCTAATAGTATTCAAAATTTCCTCATTTCATCAGAAAGTATATTGTCATAAGCATCATGCAACCTGTCATGTGATTTGTCTATCACTCCATCAAGTATTCCAGGCCTTTTTAATGAATCAGCTACAGAAGGCCCATATAGTTGTTTGATAGGGAATCTGTATTTTTTAGGAAGTTTCCCATAAGGGACACCGGGCCTGAAAGGTTTAACCGTCTCTCTTTTTTCCCTCCAATACACACCTCTATGCCCTGTTTTCATCCTTGACAAGAAAGCATGTTTAATTAAAGATGCTGGTTTACCCCACAGCACCTTAACCATAACGCCCATTGACATTTGTTGAGCAACGTATTTGCTTAATTCTATCGGTTTACCAGTGCCTTTTACATTAGCTGAAGGGCTATTCAATGATGCTTTCTTGATTGTGATAACATCTTTAATTTGTTTTTTATCTTCAACGGCTAACACTTTCTCAGATGCCGTCGTCATATCAGTTCTAACCCCAGTCATGGCTTTATTTAATGCCCGGTAATGGACTTTGTTCTGTATTTCCGGGAAGCCTGAAAAGATTCTCTTTGCATCGTCAAGCTGTTGTTGATCTACTTTAATTTCAAAGGCAGGCATTATTTCACCACCAGAACAACAATTCTGTTGTCATTCTTATGTACCGTCTGCACAGTATAGGTTCTTGTTCCGACAAGGAAAGTTGACCCTCTCTGAGGTACAGCTTGAACTTCTGATAATAAACATTCTATCAGAATTGTCATTTCCACCGCCATCCCCTGAAAATCAAAAGGCTGTAGCTCAACATCATTCTGCACCCAAACCTTACAGGGTAAAGCCGCCCCGGAAACAGGGGTATATGTTGCATCCTGTCC